TTCAACAATACGGCAGATTTAGCCCATTCAGAAGAAATAGAGCTGGCAAAAGAATTTGAAGTAGAACCCATTTTTAAGCCAGCCATTAACGCTATAGCGGCAGAGGTATTTTGAATTCCAATATGTCCGTAAGAGGTTGTTGAGTCTTGATGCCATGAAAGTTGTGATTGACTTCCGTATGAACCAAGGTCGAGTTTTGAAAATGGTGTTGAAGTACCAATGCCAAATCTACCGCTTGAGTCTATACGGGCACGTTCTACATTATCAGTTCCCAAAATAACAGGAGTTGCAGCAGCTGTTTGTAAAGAACAAGCTCCAGAAGAAGATGACACAATTAAATCCGTGCCTTGTGTGTATATATATCCTCTGGCTGTGCCACCTGTTTTTAAACCAATAATTGCTGAACTTGAGCCATTAACCTCAATTACACCTCGACCGCTATTAGACCAAAATGAGCTTGTAGTTCCAACCAACAAATTCGCACTAGAATCCAATCGCATACCTTCAGTAAAAGTAATAGTGTTTCCTGCTGTGCCTGATGCAGCGGTGAACCATTGATGTGCGCCATTTTGCTGTGAGTACAAAGTGGCATGACCATTGTTGATGTACTTGTCAGTAGAGTTGAAATACCAGTTTGAACCTAGCCACCATCTGTTAGTGCCAGTTTCAGCAGTCCATGTTGCCGCTTGACCAACTTGTAATGTTTTACCAAGTGTGTTGTTGGTAGGAGTAGCACCCAAGCCTAGATTGCCAGAACTATCAAACCTAGCTACCTCCGCACCGCCTTCAGAGAAAGCAATGGTGTCAGCCGCAGGGAAGAACATACCTGTGTTTGTGTCGCCAGCAGTTGTCAATGCAGGTGTAGAAGCAGACCCAGCGGAGAATGTTGCAACACCAGTGACTGCCAATGTGCCACCAACACTACCATTACCTGCCAAGAATAAGTCTTTAAATTTTAAAGAGTTGCTACCAATGTCTACAGTGTTTGTAGTTTTAGGAGCCAACAAAGTGGCAGAGATAGTGACATCTTGATTAGGACCAAGCGAAGTTATGGGAGCACCTTCACCAGTAGTTCCATCATGCTTGTGTCCTGTGGATGCTTGAAATGCGTCTTTAACCCCATCAAACTCAGCATCTAAGTCGGCAGCATTAATCACATTGCCATCAGCAATGTTATTGGTAGTGTCTTTACGAACATATCCCGTCATAACTATTCCTTATCTTCTATCATGTGTAGCATACTCTAGCGTTGCAGCGTCCAGAGAAAATGGAGGGTCTTGGCTATCCGAAACAAACTGTAATGATACAGAGAATCCAGAGCCTACCACCTGTGTTTGAAACTGCTTCTTCAACTTATCGCCATAAACGGTGGTTCCATATCTAGCACCACTGTTACCATAAAAACCTACACTACCTGCACTATTTGATAGTGTAATTGTTGGTGGTTGAACAGATCCTTGATCATCAAAATCAAGCTTCAAATTCACTGATGTTGTAACAGATCCTTGTGGATCTGTATAGAGGTAAAGCTTATAAAAAGTCTTTCTAAGCCTAAAATCATTAATAGGTACATAAGGGGTGGCAAAGGAAGCAATGATGTTTGTACCATCAAAACTACTACCTTCTTCCATCTTATAAACATATCCATCATTATTAGCAAAAACAATGGTTTCTGTTTGATCTTGATAATCACTATCTGCTACAAAGCATTTAAATCCAACAAGCTCAGCCCATGCTACACCACCAGAAGATTCACCAGTCATTTGAGTACCCAGTACTCCCTTAGAGTTTGAAGCAGTGATATTACTATTATAACCAAATATCCTATATTGTGACTTCTGTTTAATAACACAACTAGCAAAAGTTGAATTGCCATTAATTAAAGAAGTCATCTCAGCTTGGATAGGCTTGGATACCACACCTAAGCTAAAGTCTCCAATACGATCTGTAGCTCCTAAGAGTCTTAGTCCTTCTGGTCCTAAAAACATAACATCACCACCAACTTCTTGTATGGTGTCAGCAGCCACACACCCAACATTTTTAGTGATAGGCTGTAAAGCAAAGTCTTGTATGGTTGTACCAGTAAGCTGACTAATAGTTTTCTCTGTAAATACTATTAATGTTTCTCTAAATACAACAATACCTGTAATGACTCCACCAACATTAATAATACCAGAACCAGTAGCAGCATTAAAATCATCGTCAGTATATGGTGCAGTGAATATAATGTTTTCATTCTTAGCAAAGAATAATTGATTCTTATGGCTAAGAACAAACTGAGCACCTAAAATATCTGTTGTCTTATCTGACAACACTTTAAATGTAGACCCATCATAAATGAATGGATAGTTTGTACCATCAACACCTACAATCTTTTCAGTGCTATTAAGTCTATATTTACTAAAGCGTGTTTTATAGTTACTAAATCTGTCAGCAGATAACCAAGTGATAACAGCATTATCAGCAGGACTAGAAGCTAATGCAGGGTTGATGGATACAGTGGCAGATGTAGAAGTCACTGTGGGTACAGCCAATACTGTATACACTTTTTCAATACCAGCAACACTGAAGGTATCACCAATCTGAGGAGCTTTAATCAGCCCATCCATAATAAGACTAGTGCCTGTCTGACTACCGCCATTGACAAGTACTGTGCCGTAATGAGGCTTACTTATCTTGGTAAACCCTGTACCAGTGGTTCTATAAATGTCAGCATTTCTAGAAGCAATAACAAAGCTGTTCCATGCTGCTATTCCCTTAACAACACCGTCATGAGAGGTGAATGTTATAGCTGCTTTATCTGCGGGGCTTGAAGCTAATGAAGCTGTTAAAGTAACTGTAGCAATCTTGTATGTGGAGTTGTATGACACACCAGCATTAGCAATGGTATATGTCCCTGTCACACCCGCAATAGTAAATGTACTACCAACAGCAGGAGCAAAAAGGATGTTAGAGATAATTAAGGTAGTACCAGTTTGTCCACTACCTTGCACTCTAGGTTCACCATAGGCAGGAACAAAAGCATTATCGTATTTGTCATAGCCTTCAATACGCATATAGCCACCATCAACAGAAGGCTCAAAATTCTTCATGAGTCTTCCGCTGCCCGGTGCTTGTGTACCTTGCTGAAGAGGTGATAGATTTGAAATCAATCCACCACGAAATTCAAAGGGGTATGTCTGCCATCCATCAGCCATTATTTAACCCTATCACCGAAGCCACCAAAAGCAGAAGATTGTGTAATGACAGTAGATTGCATATATACATATCTATTGATAAGAAGAATCCTCATCTTCTTAATGCCTTCATCAAACTTATTCTTAGCTATAGTAGCTGCTTGTTCATTGCTTCTAAACATATAGGCATGATACATAGCACCATCAAGAATAACTTGTTTAAATCTTTCAGGAATAGATGGAACATCTGTAGCATTAAGAAGATCTACAGGAATCCTGTAGTATTCATAAACAATTGGATATGCTTGATCAGGAGCAGGAACAACACCCCACTCCAAACTAGGGGCATGGAATACATATGAAGGTACATCACGCTTACTAGAATCAGTAGAATATTCTTGGTCTACATATCTCTGAAGAAAGTCGTCATAAGTGATGACACCAAGCCTAACAGTTTCGTTAGCTAAGGTAGCATTTTCTTTGATGCGGAAAGTATCAAAGTCAATGGTGCTGGCATCAGCTGGGAAAGCATATCTAGTTGTACCTGCTGTCAGCGTTTCCTCAGCAAGCACATGATTGAAAGGCCACTCATAGTGAGTGTGGTTGATATCTCTAATAGAAGCATTTACAGCATCTTTGATGTGTGCGTAGAAACCAGTGGCAGTAAGGAAGTTTGCGGAAGTAAGCTCAACTTCGTTAAGCCTTCTATTAACTTCATTGGTAAGTCCAAGATAATCGTATGCCATTCTTATTGTTCCTTAATACGCAAACGAGAAACTCGCTCAGCGATATTTCCACTATTATCTGTAATTCTACAATAGAATTTGTACTCTTTATTATTAGTACCTAAACCAAGATTGATTGTAGTGACAGCACCAGAGATAGTTTGTGCTACGTTCTGAATGCCGTTAACAGTGTTCCCTGCAGTAATGGCTGTCTTTGTGCCAGTACTGTCATCAACAAACCAAGAACAGCTACTAATAGTTGCTGTTTCTAAAAACCTAGACCAGTCTACACTGTAGTCTAAAAGCTCATCAGGATCTTTGTTAGGCCATCGAAAAGACATTATTAAACTCCTACTCCACTAAAGCACTTCTATTAGTAGAAGCATCTGTATATATTTGTCTAGGCTATCAAGCCACATAAGATGTTCTATCATAATCTGTAGGAGTTTTATCAACATACACCCTACGAGATTGCGCTAACACCATCACTGTTCTTTCTTTGGCTGTACTCTGTCTTTCAACATATATAGTTCTTCTTCTGTCGTAAAGATGCGCTACAGCAGGATAGTCAAATATTGTAGTTGTTACAGCAACTGTACCTACAGCTCCTGTAGCAGACACACCATCAAAGGTTGGTCTAGCATTATTAGCTACTACAACATCACCAAGAGCTGTTGTAGCTGACACACCAGATATTGTTACTAAGGCTTTAGCCAGTGCAGCAACAATACCTAAACTACTTATTCCTTCAACACTAACTAACCCAGTGTTTGCTTTCGCCACTACAACAACACTACCTAGTGATGCTGTTGCTTCAATACCAGTTACAGGGATTCTATTGATAGATCTAACATCTACAATGCCTATGGCTGTTGTAGCTGATACACCTGATATTGCTGTATTTGCCTTAGCAATAACAACAACACTACCAACACTACCCTGTGCAGATACACCTACTAAACTAGCTACTGCCTTAGCAATAACGGTAACACTACCACTACTGCCTGTAGCACTAACTCCAGTAACTACTGCCTTATATGCTAAACTAAAAGATACATTAGCATTAAGAGAAGCTGTAGCAGAAACACCAACTAAACTAGTAACCGCTACACCAACTACACCTACACTACCTGTCGCACCTACAGCAACTAAGCTAACAACTACATGGTTAGCATCACCGCTAATAACAACACCACTGTCGGATGTTGCTGTGCCTTGCACCCCATCAGGAACATATGTAACATTGCTTAAGCCATAACGGGATGTCCCGTATACGCCAATGCCATATATTGCACCCGACCGGGTTGTCGTAGCCATAACCTACGACTCCTTATGCAATACGAACAATAGCGTTGCTTGCGTCTGCTGTTGGGAATTGAATTACAAAGTCACCGTTGGTAGATGTTTTATCACCACCAAAAGAGATGACAGCTACAGCATTAGTTGTAGCTGAGCCACCGTCAGTGGTTGTGTTATAAATCAAAGCACCAGCAGCAGTGATGGTGGCACTAGCCCAAGTAGCATCAGCAAAGTCAATGAATGCTGTAGTGCCACTGCTAGTGGGATCAATGTTTGTCAAGGCAATACCGCCAGCAGTGTAACCAGTACCTACAACTTCGTTAGAACTTGTGTAGTTTGTGGTTGAAGCACCGAGGTCAGCAGAAGATGTGTACAAAGCAATCTTAAATGTATGACCGCTTGTAGCATTAAAGTCATGTTTACGCTCAAGCAATTCTTTTTTAAAGCTTGTGCAAAGGGCAGAAGTAATAGCCATTAGAGAATCCTCTTAGTTTTAAAAACGCTCTCTAATAGAGCATACAGAAATGGGAGAGGCGGTGAAGCCTCCCCCTCCTATCAACTAGCTATTAGGCCAGTTGCTCACGGTCCACAGAGGTGCGAGCTGGACGACCATCAACATTAATCAATACAGCCCATACACGCACTTCACCAGAGGTGGGAGCAGTAGTGGCAGTAGCGATCAACAAATCGATAGTGTCAGCAGTAGCAATAACGACAGGCTGGAAAGCAGCAGCGTTCTGGGCATAAGCACCAGCAGCAGCAGCGTCAGCATCGAAGCCATCAACGAATACGTCAGCGTCTACACCAGTAACACCCAAGTCAAAGGTATTGTCGTTAGACTCACCGCCCAAGACGGTGACAACTTCAAAACCAGCATTCAAGATGAGGGTGTTGGCGGGAACATTGATACACTCGATAACGTCAGCAGCAGCCAAGGCAGAACCTTTAGCTGTAGCAGCGGCAGCGAAGTCAATGGTAACATCGACCAAGTAAGGGACAGCACCAGCGGTGCGACCAGCGGAGGCTGAACCAGCCAAAGTTGTAACAGTTGCCATTATCGTTCTCCTTAAGCAGCGTTGTATTTAGCAGTGACGATGCCTTCAGGACGCAAGATTTTGCGACCATAAAGATGCATACCACGCACGATGTCAGCGAAGCTGTCTGGATCACGATATGTCTCGGTCTTAGTGATTTGCTGAGCAGTTGCAACAGCAGAGTCATGACCACCAACAATCACACCATAGTTGGAGTTCTGGTTAGCCGTACCTGTAGTGCCGGGACCAGTACCAATCTTTGGCAGGTTGTTAGAAACATAGATGCGGAAGCCATGCAAGTTGTTAATGACCAAGCCGTTCTGCAAACCAGAACCACCAAAATCACCGTTCAACAAACGGCTGTCTTCATCCTTCAACAGTTCAATGAACACGGGATCGACAACCAACCAACGACCAGCGGAATCAACAAACTGTTGATCCAACAAGCGGCCCATGCGAGACACAACCATCAATGGAGATGCCACATCTGTAGGCAGTGCAGTTGCACCGGGCAGACGGGGAGCCAGAGGAATGGAATGCTCACCAGCAGAAGCTGTAGTGATGTTACCGAAGCTACCTTTTTTCAGCTTCATAGAAGCCAACAACTCATCAGCACCAGCGGCAGTAACTGCCTTAGTACCAGCGGCTGTTGTACGAGCTGTATCAGGATTCACATGCTTTGCAGACTGTGAAAAACCAGACAAGTAACCCAAGACATCTTGGTCATACTGATCACGCAAACGATACGCTGCACGATCAGAAGCCATCTGCATGAAGTTCACATGTGAGTGAGCAGCTTCGATGTCATCAATCTTGAAAGCGTAGTAGTTAGCTTGGTCAACAACCAAGGTGAAGTCTTCGTCATTCAGATCTTGAGCAGTGATCTGTGTACCACGAGCATAGCTCTGGACAGACACTTCAGGTTCTTTAATGATTTTGACACTGTCGCCCATGTTTGCGATTTCACCAAAGTAATCGTTGTTGGTGATGTCTTCAACAGTAGACGCTTTACGGAATGCAAGTTGTACTTGCTTAGAATAGATTACTGGCGAAAAATTACCATTAGGTAAATTGCCGTAACCTGCAGCACTTGGAAAAGCCATTTTAATATCCTCCTAGATATGTGTTAGGCATATAATTAAATACGCTCAACATCACCACAGAGGCTGTATTTGATGGGTGTGTACAGAACAGGGATGCCTCCACTTGTCTATACAGGCCAACAAACTTCAGGTTGTTCTGACAGTTTATTGTTTTGCGTGACAGATAACTCTATGGGGTAGTGTAGCTAGCATTGTTACGGCCCATAGGAGCAAGACTAGATACCTAGTCCTGCTTAAAGTTATACCAGTTGTTTCAGGTTTGTCAATACTTAACGAGCACTTCCGCTAATATCGTATACAAACTTACCTGATTGTAATGCTTTAGCAATAGCTTCTTGGTTCTTTTCATACTCAAAGGTAGACATTTTATTTACCTGTGACTCATAAAAGACACCATCTTTGCTTTCGCCTGTAGGTGCAGAACGACTACCACGGGTGTTAACACTCTCAGCAGCTCCTTTATCTGAGGAAGCTTTCTTAGTCTTAATACCTTTGTCAGCTTTGTACAAGTCAATAGCACGGGCAGCAGCCTTAGCATCACTGTCATTATCATACAAAGCATCTTGCACCCACTTAGGTTGTTCTTCAACCCAGTTGTGGAAATCATCATCATCACGGATGGAGTCAAAGTCAGGGTGCAGACGCATCAATTCAGCTTCTGCTTTCTCCTTAGCTGTCTGATGCTCACGCTCATCAAGCTGTTTGAATCTCTCATCCAATGCTTGGGTTTGTTCCTTAGCCTTTTTAATTGCAATTGTTTCAACAATCTTTGCAACATCAGGATAGGTTTTTGCCCACTCATTCAACTCTTCCTCACTCTTAGGAAGCTTAATTTGCTTCTCTGTGCTTTGCTGTAGTTGTGAACGAAGTTCATCAATTTGCTTTTGCAAAGCTGTTTGTTGTTGCTGAGAGTGTCTGCGAAGATCACCGTAACGCTTCTTAAAGCTTTTTTCTTCTCCGCTTAAGTTACTATCATCACCACTGTCTTGTTGATCTTGTGGTGGATTGTTCTTATCTTCAGCCAATCGTTTCAATTCTGCTTCTTCTTGTTCAATCCGATCTTTGTTAGCATTACGCTTACCAAATGGAGAGAACGCCTGAGCCTGTTGGTTCTGGTTAATCACTGCTTCTGTCATAACATACCTTTTAAGTTGGGGCTAACTGTAGCTGTCAATACAGGGAGATAGGTAGCCAAAGACGGTGGGAAATTGTGGATACTCACCAGCCCACCTCTGGCTTGAGTATGCTAATTATATATTATTTCTTACGTCTGCGTACCAGTCCACCTTTAGCCATTTCAGGAGGTG